AAACAACACCAAAATGAGACTTAATTATCTCAGTATAACGAGTTCCACCTCTAGCATCCCTCTCATAAAGCTTCTGAGTCTGAAAAGCCAAACGCAAATCATTGATAGTCGCAGCAGTAGCACTAGTCAAATCCGCAACAAGATTAGGATCATTCCATAAAGCAGCAGCAACACCACCGCCAAGAGCGGCATTCCAAATAGTAGCATTAGTACCAGTACCAGCAGTAGCCAAACCAATACCACCAGCAACACCTATATTAAAAGTAGGACCATTAACACCGTCAGATATAACAGGAGCAGTAGTACCTAAAGGAAGAGAAACATCAGGACCCTTCTGAGGAAAAGGAAGACAAGAAGTAAAATAATCATAACGCTTACCTCTTCGAAGAAGAGTATAATCAGCATAAGTATCGGGTCCATCATCTTTATCAACCACTACAGAATCTTGAAGATTCTCATCTCTAAACCATTCATTCCATATTAGGTTATAAGCACGAAAAAACAAAGAATTAACAACCAAAGAATTAACACCAATAGGAATACCAAAATAATCAGCAAGAGAACCAGTAGTAACACCACCACTTCCGGGCATAGTCACCGTAGGAATAACAAAATCAGTAGAATCACCTGGATCAACCTGAAAACCATTAAACTTCTCCCAATTATTCCAAACTAAACGATAAGGAACAGAAAAGAAAAAAGACTCTAAATATAAATTATCCATAAGAGGAAAAATGGGAGTAGCCATACGAGCAAAAGCATGCATGTTCAAATTAAAAGTATCACCTGGTAAAGCCTCATCTAAAAAAACTGGTACCAAATAACCTTCATCAAATGTAGTCTTACATCCATGAGATCTATTAAACGTAGATCTAGGAATAGCAGCTTGTGGCGCTCTACTAAAAGTATGCAAAGCCCTTGAATTAGTACTAGGAACTGAACCTCGTAACATAAAAATCTCCTTAAATTTTTTTGCTTCTGAAGGGAGTATAAACGGTACTCCCAAACTAAGCCGTAAATAATACAACAACACATAAACCAAAAGGGGGCAGCCCCCTACCCCCTACCCCCTTCCCAGGAAGGGGGATCACCAAAACCTACTAAGTCTTAACAAACTCCAAAGCAGTACCAAGAGAAACCTTAGCCTCATACAACTCAAAAACACAATTACTATCATCAAAAGAACCCAACTCAAAAGCCGTATAATCGGCTGGATACTTGCCTATATTAGACTTAGGATCATTAGCCGCCTCCTCAAAAGCTCTCAAAAATTCACCTTTCGACTTCATAAACATAGGCGGCAAATAAGCTTCAACCTTACAATCATAAATAGAATACATCTTCAATTTCATAATAAATCTCCTTTATAAATCTTTCTCAAAACTTCGTATCAATTTCTTAAAACGCGCATGTTGGCATTTCTCACGAGCTAACAAACGTCTATGTGAATTATCTTCACAATCAGTAGCATTCTCAATACGAGACTGCTTAATCTTCTCAAAAAGCACAGGATCTTCCTTTCTGAGCTTCTCATCATAAAAACGAGGAGGCTTACACTTCGCCCCTCGCACAATCAAATAATCTGAAGGCCAACAATCAGAACGAAACTTCTCATACCACTTAGTACCAATACCAGAACCTCTACTCATAGTAGAATACTCAGGCTGACGACCTTGATAATGAGCTTCCGCCTTATCACCATTCACTTTCTTAGTACAATAACGAGCCACATAGCCAGCGGAATCAAAAGTAAGAGAACCAATAGGACAATGTCCCATACCCCATACTTTCTCCAAAATCGCTGAAGTATACAACTTGAACTCTCCAGTACCCTTGTAAAATCGCTTATCAGGAAAATCCAAACCAAAAATGCAAGCGTGGTAATGAGGACGAGAAAAATTATCTCCATACTCACCACATTGGTAATACCTAATCCGAACATCACTAAACTCCTGTCTCAAACGTTTCATAAAATCCTGAAAATGTTTCTTATTCAAAGAACCATCTTTAGGCAAATACTCATCACTATAAGTCAAAGTAATAAAACAATTATTCTCATGCATCTGAGCTTCATGCATAATACGAGTAGCCCACTGACGAGAATGCTCCAAACGGCAACCCATACACTTTCCACAAGGTAAAGAAATAATATTAGTAGAATTTAATTTATAACCATGGACAAAAGCCTGCGCTGCATCAGCTGCAAGCTGAGAATTAAAACGCAATTTCTTCTTACCATCAGATAAAACTGAAAAAGAAGCTTGCATTGGATGATAACATGGCATATACTGCAATTACCTTTACTTAATTCACCAAGTTGGGTCAAGGGATCAAACGCGGAAAAGAGACCGGCGACAACCGGTCTCTTACTTTATAATCTAAAACCACCGCGCATCGGCGAACTATGTACATTCTTCGGATGTACATACTGAGCAGTTCTAGAGAATAACTTACGACTCGCCTTCCGGCTCATCCTACACCTCTTCATAAGACCTCCAACTAAACAAACCCTAAACAACAAAACTAGACATAAAAACGAACTTTATGTCAGTCCGCACATTTACATCAAGAGATATAATGTGCGGACAACATAAAGCCGTAACCGCTAAGCAGTTACGTCTTTCGACCTGGGAGAGTCAGGCGCATCTTTTTCGGGCGCACGCTTAGTGGCTAATCCCATGTCTATCATCTCATTCAAGTTCGCTGGATTCTGAACAAAATCCAAGAACTCAGCCGGATCATTTCTGAACCTGCTTCTAACTTTGGCCGGCAAAGCCTCAAAAACACCCCTAGCTTGATCGATCTGTTCGATAGCGCTACGGTAGTCCGATACCATAGAAAAATCGCCAAATTCGCCGCTTAAATAGCCTTGATATCGATTTAAATAATCTACACCCATAGTGTTCTTAAATCTCTTCATAATAATATTAATATCACACTCATCACGAAAGCCCTGCTTCGTACGCGAAGGCAGATTAAAAACTTTCTGAACTCTCTTGCTCATAAAAGATCTCCAATTTATTTCCAATTAATTTCTCTTCATAAACTTTAAGGGATTCAAATTACTCCCTAAAGTATCAACCCACTGACGATACTTGTCAGATGTAACCTTCTCAGTCTCAGCCAAAGACTTAGCAGCATTGGCCTTTAACACAGCTTGCTGATCATCAAGCAACGCTGTTTCACCAATAGTCTTAGCTGCCTGAGCAGAATTCTGAGCCGAAGTAGCATAAGCTTGATCAGTCTGAGCATCAAGAAGCTTATTCTGCTTCTTCATATTCTCAATCTCAAAACGCAAACGCTTAGCATCAAGAGCGGTGCTTACAGCACCGCTCAACTCATTAACCATCTGAGCAGAAGCACCAGAAGACTGCGCACCAGAAGGACTTGAAGAACCACCTTGATTATAAGCCAAAATAGGATTCAAACCAGCCTTACGCATATCTTCCATAGCTCTCTGATAAGCAGTATTAGACATACGCTCCTGAAAAGCCATCTGCTCTCTAGAAGAAGCTTGCTGAAAAGCCATCTGCTCTCTAGCAAGCTTCTTTGAAGCCTTATTAGCTTTCTTAGCACCTTGATAGTTGAGGACTCCTCCTACAACATCACCTAAGAAACTACCTATAGCGGGCAAAAAACCCATACTTCCTCCTCCAGTCCTCAAAGAAACAATCTGAGAACCATCATTGTCAAACAATACCATAAAAACCCCTTCTAGAAGTGGTCAACTAAACCTGGAATACTATAAACCGGCATAGGACGAGCACACTTATAACTAAAAAAAGAATCAAATAAAAAATGCGGTTCAGTATTAACAGCAATAACACGACTCATAGGAGCCTCCTCTTCAATAAACTCCTCATTCAAAACAGGCAAAGCCGCAAAATCTTGAGCCAAATGCCAAGCATCTAAAGTACTTGCTGCATTAGATCTAAACTTACCTGTAATAATAGAAGGCTTATAACGATACTCAGCAAAACGTTCTTGATATCCAAAAACATCATCATCAGCAGAAGTACCTTGAGCAAAAATCTCTTTATTCAACACAGCTTGCTCACCAATATGAGAAAGAGCTGGCCAATAAAAATCCAAACGCGTCTGACGCGACCACATACGTTCCAGACCTTGCTGATAATTCAAATCAGCACGAACACAAACCATACCTAAAATCAAACAATGCTCAGTAAAAGACTTAGTAAAACCATGGTTATTGAAGGCGATTGTTCCGATAGCCGCAAGGTTACCTTGAGGAGAAGTTCCGTCTGTAGAAGACGTTTGAGCGATTGGGTTAATGTTAACAGTAGCATACCCACCACCTAAATATTCAGGACGTTGCATCCGCGCATCAGGGGAAGACACACCAAAATGAGATAGAACAATTTCAGTATAGCGAGTACCGCCACGGGCATCCTTCTCATACATACGTTGGACTTGGAAAGCCTCACGAATCTGATTAACCGTAGCGGCGACAGCAGCACTTAAATCTGCATAAATACCCGGGAAACCCGGATTGTCAGGATCTTCCTCAACATAGAAACGGTTGTTAGCATCAGTAGCATTAATATTTTTTTGTTTATCATAAGTTACCTCACCAGTGCCACCAGTTTCATAACCATTAACATCAGTAATACCCCATGTCTGATTGTCAGCAGCAATACCATAGACAGGAGCCTTAATACCAAGGGGGAGGTTTACAGCGTCCCCCTTTTGAGGCCAAGGAAGACAAGAAGTAAAATAATCATGGCGCTTACCACGTCTGCGGATAACATAATCAGAAGC